TAGAAAAGTCTAACTAGCTTCTTCTGGTTTTAAAATATCTTCAACAGCAGCTATCGCTCCTTTAAGTTCAAATATCTTTTGTTTGCAGTTTTCTACTACTTGAGTAGCTTGGTTATAATTGTTTACTATCTGCTGTAGCTCAGAGTTTAGAGCTTCTAATTTTTCTTGTGGATCGACTGCCATTAGATTGATATTGTATTACTATAATATACAATTAATATATATAAAATTCAACCAATATAGATATATGAAAAATTTTATTGAAGTCTACGATAACGCATTAACAACTGAGGAATGTAAGTATGTTATAGATTTTATGAATAAAGATGGAGTGTTGATTGAAGGAGCAGTAAACAAAGGTAAAGGGGCTGTAGTGTGCAAAGAGGATAAAGAGTCATGGGATATTCCAATGGATATTGACAATAAAAAACCTGATCACCTAGATCCAAAGCACATGGATACTTACAAAAAAATTAACAAAATTATTATTGATAGTCTTTTTAAATTTTTAGGTAAATATAAACGTACACACCCACAAATAGAATTAATATCTAGCTGGAGATTACATGAAAGATATAATTTACAAAAATATTATCCAAATCAAGGCTTTAAAAAAGTACATTGTGAAGTAATGAACCAAAGAGCATCATTACGAATTGGGGCTTGGATGTTTTATTTAAACAATGTAGATGATGGCGGTACATATTTTGATAATTATGATTTATCTTTAGAAGCAAAAGAAGGAAGATTAGTTGTATGGCCTTCTTATTGGACTCATTGCCATCGTGGGATAATAAGTAAGACTAAAACAAAATATATAGCAACTGGCTGGCTTAGATTTCCACAAGAAAATATTGAGTTACAACCCCTTAACTGGATGTTTGGTAGTTATTAGGATCTGCAATAAAATTTGTGTTTAATACATATCTTCTAGGAGCATTAGTTTGTGTAACTCCAGCGTGTTCTAATTCAGAATTAAAAATCAACATTCTATTTCGTCTTGATTCAACACTAAATCCATCTTTAAATATAGTTTTACCATCACAGTCATTGAAGTAAAAAATTGACGTAAATGTACAATCAGTATGAAAACCTTGATCTGTATGCCAGGGTCTTTGTTCTGGTTTGACTGTATAAACATCACAGTTTAGTTTGCAAGATATTAATGAAGCTATCTTTAAATAATTAAATATAGGCATAAAGTTAAATTTATATTTTGTATTTAACTCTGCTCGTTGATGATAAACAATATGTGTAAATCGCCAATCACCAGAATTTATAGGCGTTCCAACAGTGCCATTATGTAGTTTCCAATCTATTTCATTTCCATGAACTATATATTCTAATGTTCTATATTCTTCTGGTGGTAGAGCATTATCTATAACACACCTAATCATTAAGATGGCGGTGTCGGATATACAGGATTATCAACGTCAGTTGTAGATGGTAGATCTCTTAACGCCTGTCTATAAGTTTTCCAATCATTTGACATTGTTACGTCAGAATTAGCCATCCAATCTGTTTCTGCTAATAATTTATTACGTTTGTTTCTTATTATGTTCTTTTTGTTTTCTAAATTCAACTCAGCTAATTTAGTTTCAATTTCTGTTTTGGTTGGTTTTGTAATAACAGAACTCTCCCAAGTTAAAGTATCATAATCATTCGTTATAGCGTTGTAACTCCAACTAACATTTGGATCTAATTCATCGTAATTAGGTATTAAAGCACGAATCGCATCGCCTATATTACATTGTGGTCTAATTTTTATTTCCATTATCTAATCCAAGCTGTACAACAAAAATCATTTATAGCAAAACTAACAGTATTATCATTATCAGAACGATTTGTACCTGGACTATAGTAATGACCAAATTGAGCATCATCATACCCAACTTTTCCATCTTGATCTACGTCTTGTCCACAGTCAGAATCAGTACTACTTACAGTCCATTTAGCATCTTTAGGTTCTTGTGTACCATCTTCTTGAGTGTACATACACCACATATTTGAAGTGGGAACCATAAAACCAGTACGTTTAATCCTACTTCTATTATCAGCATAGTCAGCTTGTCTTATTTCTTTTAAATTAGCATTAGTCCAGTTTCCAAATCCATCTCTAGCACCATAAATATGAAAACCAGCTTTATCTCCAGATACAGCCCTATTTTCTAAAGCTACTGTTGCGTCAATTCCTGGATCGTCATGTGAGTTATTGCTAATCCAGTTATATAATCTGGTATCACATGACTTTTCGCCATTGTACATACCTGGACCTTCAATTCGATAAATCCAATCACAACCTCTAGTTCCTAGAATATTGCTACCATCACTCGAACTATAAGTTATTATTCTAAATTCTTTTATAGCCAAACTACCCCAATCAGCAGACCATCTAGCCGTTCCAGTTCTAGAAACATCAGCCATTCCTCTTACAGAAGATAAGTTTGCCTTTAAACTTGCATTACCATTTAAAGGTGCGGGCCATCTAGCAACAAGAACCCAACCTTGATCTCCACCTTGACTTGTTCCAGTACAATTTAAGAAGTAAGCATCTTGTACACCGCCATCAGGTGTATTCATTTTATACACTCCAGAAGGAAGTCCAGCACCTTTTAGTTGGTCAGGATGGGTAAAACCCCCTGCACTATCTGTTATGCCATTATCATAATTAATTCCCATTATGACACCTCCGTAAGGTTAAACTTGTACTTTTTGCCATTACGTTTGTTAATTAAGTAAAGCGACTCCGCACCTTCTTGTATAGTATAACTTCCCCAAGTTCCGTCAACGTCATTTGATCCACCCTCGTTAGATAAATTAAGGTCGTTGGTGTAGATGTTTCTCCAGCGAGCAGATGATGTGCCTAAATCGTGAGAGTTATTAGCATCAGGAATACAGTTACCTTGTATTTGCAATAGTCCAAAAATATCTGCTCCAAAACTTTGTGTTTTAATTTTAAGTGCGTTGTTGTGATATAACTCTACTGCTCCATTTTCATTACCCTTTATAATATTCTCGCCTGTGTTATAACCTGATACTCTGAAATCTGTAGCTTGTATTATTAAATTTCCAGTACCACTATCTTGAATGTAGCTGTTGCTGCCGTCATGGTATATAGCAAGATCATTACTATTTCCAAATCTAACTTTTACATTATCATTAAAATCGACCCCTGCTGAACCACCTACAGAGGTAACACCTGTTAAGTTTGAGCCGTCACCATATAATGTATCAGCATATATGTTTCTCCAACGTATTGATGTCGTACCTAAGTCAAAACTACTATCACCTCTTGGTGTAATATCACCTACTTTAGTTATATCACCGTCAGCGTTTACTAGAAAAGATGGTACATGAGAATTACCTGATACTTGCCCAACCATAAGAGCGTATGTAGAACCAGATGTAGCTACAACTTTTAAACCATATTCTGACTTACCTGAACTACCAGTACCAGCATCAACTATAATACCCCAGTCATTGTTATTGTCTGCGGTAACATATAAAGTAGCATCATGATTACCTTGTGCAGTACCACCCTCAATTTCTAAAGAACCAGTAATTTTACCACCATTACTTGCAGTCTCAAATTTTTTACTGTCGTTGTGCATCAACTCTACAGCACCATTTTCTGTAGCTCTTAAACAAACTTCATTAATAGCAGCATTAGTTATTTCAACAATATCTCCACCTAAAAGTAATTTACCAGTTCCACTATCCTGTACTATAGAGTGAGTACCATTGTGATAAATTTGTAGGTCATCACCAGTTCCAAGTTTTATTTTTGAATTATCTAATAATGATATATTTCCTGACGTAAAATTAGCTCCTCCACTAACTTCTATCCCACCACTTGTTGTCTCGAACTTTTTACTGTTGTTGTGATATAACTCTACGGCTCCGTTCTCTATAAATTTAGCCATAGTTTCAGTATTACCAGGATTAACTATTGATAAAAAATCAGTTTGTAGTTTTAAATCACCTGTACCACTGTCAACAATCCTACTATGGTTTCCATCGTGATAAAGTTGTAAATCTTGACTAGCACCAAGTTGTATTTTTTCATTATCAATTCCTCTTAAATGCCCAATAAATCTAACACCAAGAGCATTTGTATTAAATTTTATTGAATTATCAAAATATAAAGCAACGGCACTATCCTCTTCAAAAATAGCTAAAGGTTCACCATTACTACCTTGAAATCTTATTAAGTTAGATTTTAATCGTAATTCGCCAGTTCCAGCATCTTCTATATAACTATGGCTTCCATCATGATAGATTTGCAGATCATTACCTGTACCAATTCTTAGCTTTTGGTTGTCAACCAAGTCTACGTTGGTGGCAAGGTCCGATCCAGTGATAGTGCCGTTCTTTATACCGTCAGTGCTGACCTGTGTAAGTGCCATCTACTTAGCCTCCAATGCTTCTATTCTACCGATTGCTTCTTGTAACGCAGCAGTAAGTAATGGAATAAGTTTACTTTGATCTAATTGTTGATACTTTGGATCACCTTTTTTCTGTGTACCAACTCCATCAGTATCAAATACTTCATCTTTGTTACCTCTTACTGCTTCTGGTACAACAGCAGAAACTTCATGTGCAAAAAATCCATCAACAACTGTTTCTGTATCTACTTTCCAATTAAATCTTATAGGTCTTAATTGTTTAAGTCTTGTTATTCCATCTGATATAACAACATCATTTTCTTTTAACCTGTAATCAGATTGACTTTGATAACTTACACCACTACCACTTTGATGAATAGTTCCTAATTGTGATCCACTATTACGGAACGTAATCATTTCCGTACCACTTCCAGCATTTTGATTTACTTCTAATGTTGTAACATTGGCATTTGCTCTGTTTGTATAAATTCTTCCATTGCTACCGCTTGAATTTTGGCTGTGTATAAAAATATTTTTATTAATAGAGTGCATAGTCAATATGTTTTCTTCCGTAGCATTAGCAGCACTTACCTTAAAACGAACTAATGCAGAAGGGCCATAATTTTCTATAACAAATCTATGAACTTCACCTCCAGATGTATTATTAGTTCCATCAATTCTTATTGCTTTTGCAACGTCACCTCCACTTGCACCAATATGAATATCTTGTTGTGGACTTGTTGTATCTATACCTACATTCCCAGACGAATCTATACGCATACGTTCCGTTGCGTTATTAGTACCAAAAATCATGGCATTAGTAGCCATTTCGTAAGTTATAGCACCTTCATTACTATCGCTATTAGAGTTAAATCTTATTGAACCTTTACCAGATTTAAGTTCTAGTATTGCAAATCTATCGTTATCAGAGTTATAAGCATTTTCTATTTTTGCTACAACTGCACCAGTTCCGTTACCTTGAACATGAAATACATCTCCAACTCCAGATTTAAAAACATCTAATTCACCTGTTATTTTACCTCCATCACTTGTTGTCTCAAACTTTTTACTGTTATTGTGATAAAGTTCTACTGCTCCGTCATCAATAAATTTCGCTAAAACTTCTCCACCATCAGCACTTTCCATTATAACTTGACTTCCTTGAAGCATTAAACTTCCTGTACCAGTATCTCTAATTATTGATTGGTTTCCATCGTGAAAAATTTGTAGGTCTGTTCCATCTCCTAAAAATATCTTTTGATTATCAAGCAGTTCAATAGCTCTACCAGAATTATTTATATCCCAATGAAGTATTCCATTAAATTTAACTCCATCTGATAGTGTCTCAAATTTTTTACTGTTGTTATAATATAGCTCTACGCTACCAGCAGCATTGATAACGATATTATCTTCCCAACTACTACCATTTGAAGCGTCTTGTATTTTTAATGTGCCAGCACCAGCATTAAGTCTAAAATAATCATTATTATCATCACCTTCGTCACCTATTAATCTAAGAATTGCTTGTTCACCTTCTGGTGCGACAACTCTTACTCCAGTTGAATCTGTCTCAAAACGCTTAACATTGTCGTGATATAACTCTACTGCTCCGTTTGCATCTGCTGCTAGAAATGTCTCACCACTATCACTTCTAAGTCTTAAAACATTTGTTTCAATACGCAACTGTGTACCTTTTGAATCAATATAGTTTATTGAGCCATCATGAAATATCTCTAAATCATTACCTGTACCAAATCTAATTTTTTGATTGTCAACTAAGTCAATATTTGTAGCTAAATCCGTTCCAACAATAGTTCCATCTACAATCTTTGCACTTGTAACACTGTTATCTGCTGGTTCACTTACTCCAAGACTTCTAAATGTAAGTATAAAAAAGTCTGCTCCTGTTGCTGGAGCGTCACCAAAAATAATATCGTTACCAGAAACACTGAATCCTTCGCTTGGCTGACCTGTTCCTGTTACTGGCTTCTGTATGACACCATTTACACTGACTAATAACTGTGCAGCAGATACAGAAGGAGGAGAACTAAGAGTAAATCTATAAGCAGATCCGTTAAATGTTGCACTGCCACCGCCTGTTGCAGAAGATGAGCTAAGTGTATTTATTGCAATATCACTACCACCACCAGCTATTTCAGCAATAGCTCCACTGTCCATTTTGGTAAACAACTTACCATTATCAGTTCTTATCGCTAATTCACCTACAACAAGGTTACTTGCACTTGGATCGCTACCAGAATTTCTTTTATGTTTGATTACATTAGCCATGAGCTATAACCTCCTTCAGATTAATAGCTACCACCGTCTATGGTTATACCATCAAATGTTGTTAGGTTTGTGATCGAACCACCTGTTATTGCAACAGAGTTGGCAGCCTGGGTAGCAATACTGCCAAGACCTAATGTTGTACGGGCAGCAGCAGCATCGGCATCATCTATTAATGTCTTTGCATAGTTTGATAAACCAAGTGCTGTAAGGGCTGCTGAAGCTGTTGTAGCTCCTGTTCCACCATCTCCTATGGCAAGCGTTCCAGTGATTGAACTGGCATCTAGTTTTACCGCAAGTTCTGTAGACTCGATGACAAGACCACCGTTAGCTTTAAGGTCAACAGATAATTCGTTACCAGATTTATCAAGACCATCTCCAGCTATTATCTGACCAGCACCAGAAAACTGTGCAAATGTTAGATTATTTGTTCCAACAACAGCAGATCCAGTATCAGAAGTACAGGTAAATCCGTTTTCTGCATTTGTTGTTCCCTGTTCAACAAAAACGAAAGCACCAGCAGCATTAGAACCCGTTGCCATGTCTGTAGCTCTTGATGGTGCTCCAGATGCGTTGACATTATAAATACCATTCTGGGATGCAGTAGTTTGGTTTTTAATTAATATTCGATCACCAGTTGCTAAAGTTACACCATCTATAGATTGACCATTAGCAAACGCAGTAGATAGTGTGCCATTTGCAGTAGTTGTAGCTTTTACAGAATCTTTTACATCAAGACCTTGAGCAACTCCATCTACATATCCCTTATTTGCTGCGTCATTATCACCAGTTGGATCTGCTAATCCCGTAATCTTCTGTGAGTTAAATGAAACTGCGCTGGTTGGAGCAGCCATTTGGTCTAAAGTATTTGTTCTAACTCCTGCATCAAAATCACTTATCTTTGTATGTGCTAAAGAAGGAATATCAGCAGCAACTAAAGCCCTAAATGTAGGTGCAGCGTCACTTCCTGTAGTCGGTCCAGATAAAACTTTATTAGCATTTTGTACGGTATCTTTATCAAAAAACCCACCTTTACCACCGATCTTTATAACACTGGTCGCTGATCCTCCAGCACCACCAGTACCTTTACCAATAAATAAGGTTTCGGTTCCTTCCGTAAAAGCTAATTCTGCGTTAGCTAATGAGGTAGGTGCTGATGATCCAGTAGATCTTTTAATTCTTAAGGTGTTTGCCATGTTAGAAGTTTCCTCCGTCTACGAGATTTTCAACGGTGCGAGTTTGATCTGCTTTAAATGTACCACTAGATGAATCAAAATACACTACTGAATTGTTGACTTTGTTGGAATCATTTAAAGGAGTGCTTGATGTTGCAAAAGATGGACCTTGTGGTCCTTGAGTTGCAACTGTAACAACATTAGTATCACCATTAACAGTAACGGTGTTCTTTTCAGTTGTAATAGTGACATTACTCATGTTGTAGTGTAACCCTCGCTTACAAATATTGTACCTTCTAAATAATATTCTTTGGCTCCTGCTGCATCAACTAATAAAACATCATATTTTAAAATATCAGGAGTAAATGTTGCAGTTTGTGTGTCAGTAAGAGTAATACTTACAGATCCAGCAACTCTATTTGTGTAAGTTACAGAAAAGTCTGCAAATTTTGTAGTGCGTGTCTCTTCCCAAACCTGTGCAGCAACGGTAAATCCAGTTAAGTTAATTGCATTATTATTACCATCTTTAAAAAGAAGCGGAATTGTATGATCCGACCTTCTTTGAAGCGTAAAGTTGTATGTACCAGGTTCGATTGCCATAGCTAGATTTTTATTATATACATCATAGCTACGTTACGAGGTCTAGCTTCATTACCTCCATCATTATCTATATCAATAGATACGTTAGTTGCAACAGAAATACCAGTATTAGCATCTTCAATAGCATTATTCCTAACGTCATTGTTTCCACTACCAGTAAATTGGTTTCCACCATCATCATCGTTTCCATAACCTCTTGATGGGTGTCTGTGACCTGGGTCGCTTACATTTGAAGTAGCCGATGCGTCAGCATCATGATCGTGAGATAAGTTTTGTCCACTTTGACTACTACCTATACTTCTGCCAGAATCAACGCCTCTACCATTATCAAAACCTCTTACAAATTCACCTCTAAGATCAGGTAAGTTGAAAGTACTACTACCATTTCCTGCACCATATTGCGTTCCAATAAATGAGAATAATGCAGCATATGTTGTACGATTGACTGCTGCTCCATTGCACTCTAGATAACCAGTTGGTATGGTTGCTACTGCTACACAAAATACAGCACCAGTAGGTACACCAGCTACAACTGCAAACGATAAGACTCCAGAACCGTTGGTTTGTAAAAAACTTCCGTTAGAACCATCAGTTGCAGGTAAAGTAAAAGTTATATTAGTACTAACTGATGAAGGGGGAATAAGACCAACGTAATTACTTCCATTACTTGAACTTTCTTTAAATCTTAATTCTTCTCTATTTTGCAATGTCAGACCATCTTGATTTATTGCAAGTCTGTTAACACCAGCAGTAGAAAATCCCAATTCATTTCCCTGTTGTCTAAACATTCCTGTATCTGTATCAGTATCAAAAGCATATGCTGGAGATGCAGCACCAGAACCATCATCAGCTAATAGCTGACCTGTCATTGTAGTACCAGATTTTTTCATCAAACCTAAATTATCTTCATCTAAATTTCCTACTTCAAAGAAAACAGCAGCAGTACCAGAACTAGGGTTTGGGTTAGCTTGATCTCCTCCACTTGATTTCCTAATTAATAATTTATTAGTTGTGTCATCTGCTAAAAATTCACAAGGTAATATTGTTCCTCCTGAGTTTCTTGCACCAAAATTATTTGTTGCGACTGCTGCTAAAGTATTTTGAATATCTAGCCTTACTACCTGACCAGAAGCATTATCTATATTTTTATTACCAACCTGTGCCATTTAATAGATCTTTTCCTCCATATTACACCCCTTTGCCATAACCGACAGCTTGAAAAGTGAATTGTTTATTTACTGGATTATTAGAACTATTTAATATTTTTATATTAAATCCTGTGCCAGAAACACTAGATAAAACAAAATATTCTCCTAAACTAGCTCCTTGAATTGTAATCCCTACAGAAGGTAAAAAAGCATTTACTCCTCCAAGGCTAGCAGTGCCTGTGAAAAATGGTTTTCCAAAAGTAACATTCAGTCCTGATGAAGAAGTTCCAGAAGATAATGGTGCAGTAGATGTACCCGATCCACTTACATAACTTCTTTCTGTTCTAGATTCAAATTCTGCAACAATACCAAGCTGTTGAAGAGAAATATTATGAGCAGTACTCTCAGATTTTAAAGTGGTTCTAAATTGAAATCCTCTACCTTTAAATGTGCCGTTGGCAAAAGTATTAAATTGACTATAGGTAGGTGAACCTGATGATGGATTATCTGGTGTAGTTCTTACAGCTACAGAAGCACTAACATCATTAATAGCAGGACCATCGAAATTACCGTTTTGTGCATAATCATCCCAGAACGTTCCAGCAGGTATTAAGGCATCTATGGTATTGGCAAGACCGACAGTAAATCCAACACTTTGTACAAGTCTTTTTAAACTTAAAGAGAATACGGCTCCAAGATCTAATGTTGCAGCGAAGTCATAAGTTCCTGTTAAATTTGCAGATGGATCAGTTAACTGTAAAGCACCACCTGACACAGTTACATTGGTTTTAGTTCCACCAAAAGCTGTAGGGTCAGTATCTTCTCTATCTTCTAATATCTGCTGAGTATCAACTAAATCAGGTAAATCTAATATGACAGAAGTCTCGCCAGTGCTGAAGTTTCCATTATCATCACGGAACTTAAGAATGTATTCTCCTTCAATACTTGGAACTACCGCTTCTGTAGTATTACCAGCTAATGCCTCGATAAGATCAATAGAGTTTTGAAATGTACCTGTACCATCTGTTTTATTACTATGTCTAACGTAAACTTTTCCCCCATGAATAACGTCTGCATCAGTTGATTCGGTCCATCTAAGTCTGATTAATTTATTGGTAACAGGCTCCATTGATAAATTTTGTACATCTGCTGGAGGTGCTGTTTTACCCACAGCATTAAATGTTAGATCAGAAGATGTGTTAGATATTTTAAGAGCAGCATTGTAAGAATAAACTTTAAATTCATAAGTACCAGCTTGCGTATTTACTATTTCAAAGTCAGGTCTAAATACTATTTCACTAATCCAGTTTGTATTATTAAATCTATATTGCACAAGATATTGAGTAACACCAGTAACAGAAACCCAAGAAAGAATTAGTTTGGTAACAGCAAGAGCATTAATAACTGCTATTATTTCCTTTGCAGCAAGGTTAGATGGAGGATCTTTTGGTTCGTTTAATAATGATATGGTTCTTGCTGGTAAACTTATTCCAGATTCAATATTTGAATACTTACCTTCAAGATACGTTAAAGCTGATATTGAGTAATTGATTCCATCTAATTCTTCAACTGCTACTACTCTAAAAGTTTGTGCTTCTAAAGTAGAGCTTTGAAGTAACCACATACTATTAGCATTTGGTGCTTGAGATAAAGCCGAATCTAAAGTAATGACACTACCTACCACACCTGTTACATTTTTAACTTCAACAGTGCCATCGGGCAGTATTACACTGCATTTTTTATTTGTACCCGTAAAAGTAGATAAATCTGTGACATTATCTACTGTTATTTGGGTTGTTGTTGCTGACTTTATACGACCAGACCTTCTAGCTCCAGCCCTAACAGGATCATTAACAGAAATTACACTTCCTGGTCTTACTATCGCTCCAGCGTCTATTGATGTTGTAAAAGTGACAACTTCAGATTCATTTTGTTCACTAAATAATATTGCTTTACCTAATCTTTGAGCTTGACCACGAGAAGTACAAGCAAAAGCTCTAATATCTTTTTTGACTATACCTAATTTTGATTGTGCAGTAGTATCCTCTACAACTTCATAATCTATCTCTCTGCTATCCATGTTGAAATAAGCCACAGAAATAACTGTATGTCTTTGTTTCAGACTGCTACCTGAGTAAGAAAAGCCAGCTTCACTTACGTTTGCAAGACTAAACAAATAGCTAGGATCAGTTGGTCTATCTTGTGTAATAGTTACAGAACCTTCAGACCATATGGGAAAACATCTCATGACACCAGCTAATTCGTTTATAAGCTGGTACGCTTCCATTGATCCTTGGATATTTACATTGCAACTAAATCTTGCCTCTTGACCTCCAAATCCATCTGATACTAATTCATTTGCATACTTACTAGCAGTAACAAAACTAAATAAATCTAAAGTGCTATCTGAAATGTGAGTACCGAATCCATATCTTTCAGTAGTAAGTAGATCGAGTAAGCACATCGCAGGGCAGTTGGTATAAACAGCAGCACCCATCGTTCCATTAAAAATGTAACCAGTCGGATAAATTATTCTGCCTGTTTGAAGATCTACAGTAGGTGTACCAGAATTAGATGCTCCTGCTCCTGGGATTCTTACTTTTATTCCACGAATACGAAAAGATCGTTTTGGTATAGAACTAAACTGCTCAGAATCTATTCTTAGATTTACATAAGCACTATTTAAATATCTTTGTTTATCATCAACAATTTCACCTAAACTTGTCCAAGTAAACGCATCAACTAAATCAGATGATGTACTATCTTTTGTTAATCTAACCACCCTTACATCAACAGGGAACGCTCCAGTAAAGTTAATTCGATATTCTCTTTGGTACGCATCAGAAGTTCTACCAGTTACAGTGTCAGATAAAACATCAGAAAAACCACCACCATTGTATTGAACTTGTATTTTTAAATTAACAGTAGAACCTAATAAATCTCCTTTATCCGTGATTTTTTGCAGTTGAGGAAAAGTTATTGTTATTTTTGCAGCATCAACATTTGTATTAGTTATCTGACGAGTAACAGCATTTGATTCTCCAGAAGCAACAGTGCCCAGTGGATTAGTTGGTGATGTTCCTACAGTTGAAGTTGCTTGACTACTCTCATTACCTGTAACGTGAAATTGAGTAGCCGTTCCAAAACGAGGAGTGAACTCTACATTTTGAAAGTTAAAGTCTGATGATTGAGGATTTGTGTTACTAGCAGTAGCTTTTAAAAGTGGAGTATTATCTAAGAAAACATCTTTTTGTGCTGCATTATTATAAGCAGTAGTGCCTTTTGTTAATCCAGCTTTTGAAGCACTAGCAAAACCTTCTATCTCACCTTCAGATATAAGGTCTTGAACAGTAGCAAACTGTTTACTATTTAAAGTGTCAGGTGCTCTAGTAGGTTGTCTAGGTTGAGGAGGAGGACCACCAGATCCTTTAATAATCTTTGTCATGCAGATACCTGATTAGTGTCGATGCCAGCAGAGATAACAACTGAACCTGTAATTATTTCACCATATACTATGGGATGTGCAGTACCAGCCCTTGATGTATTTTGCACACCAGAAAAACCAAACGATATTCTAGGATCTGATTCATCTGCAAAGTCAGGCATACCAGGTAACGGAAACAGCATTTCTGAAACTCCTTGTAAAACAAGGGAAGCTCCAATCGCACTTGTTAACGTACCTACACCTGTTAAAAAACCTCCAGCAACAGCCTTCCCTGCTCCAAACAAACCGCTATATCCAAACATACCAGCACCAGGAAACAAAAATGAAGCTCCTATTAATAATCCCCCTAATAAAACCTTTCCTGTGTTTCCACCAGCACCCGTTATTACAGGAACTATATGTATATCAGATTTACCGATAGGATTTTGTATATCATCTTCACCTATTTCATAATCATCAACTAAGACTTGATAATTACGATTTGCCATGTGTGCTTCTAATTTAGGAAAATTGCTGACAAGAAAACGTATAGCATCAGCAGTAGAATTTATAACAGCATCTAATTCTTTGTGACCTACAAAGTCAGCTAATTCACCATAAAGTTTAACTTTGTTGAGCATAGCGATACCTCTTACCAGTACATTTTAACAACCATTCAGAGTAAGGCTCTCTACAAGATAGTCTATCTGCTAAATGATGCAAAACCATATCTCCAAGAAAAATAGCTACATGATTTAAAGTTGGGTGCATTATTGACATCAATAGCACATCCCCTTCTTGTAGTTTTTCATCCGATCTTAGTTCTCTAAAACCAGTTCTCCACGCATAATCTTCAAATAAAGGATTTTCTAAAAACTCTAGTGGACTCATTTTTCTCTCGTAATCTCTTAGTTCTATACCCTTTTCTTGTTTATACCAATCTCTAACTAAGCTCCAACAATCTGTTATACCCCATACCCAAGGTCTGCCTAATAAATCTGGAACGTAACCTTCAGGAATACATTCACCCCATTGTTCAGTTTTAGGGTTAACAATATACCAAGGTAATTTACTCTGTTCACAACTAATTCTGTCTGCCTGGCTTGGTTCTGGGGGTGTTATAGGATGACTATGAACAACAGCTATAATCTCGCCTACATTATCTGCTTTTACATAATCTTCTGGGTCAATAATAAAACATTGATTATCTGTAATCGAAAGATTACGACATGGATAGTATCTTTCTTTACCTTTAACATTTAACAAGAGTCCACAAGACTCTCTAGGATCTTCACGTTGAGCATGAAGCAGTGCTTTATACTTCCAAGTCATTGAAAAAACGTACCAATACTAGGAAATAAAGCACGAGTGCATTGGCGTTTGGGTGCTCTAACACCAGCCATATCAATAGCTCCTGCTAATTCAAACTCAACCACCTCTCTATTTTCTGTTGACTTACGATCCACGGTAAATATTTGACGTTTAAATTCTGCTGTGGGGTCTGGTGTTCCAAAAGGATTAGTATTGCCTGGAAAGTTAACGGCATCCAAAAATCTTGCCATTGTTCTTATTCTTGTGAAAGTCGCTCCAGTTAAATCATTACCTTTTGTTGTTTGATTAACATTTAAAAGAATTGCAGATATAGTGCCTAACGCATTACTTACAACAAGTTTTGGTCTTGGAATCTGACCACGTTGATAAGCAAACCCTGTTGCTTCTATAGGAAATCTTAAATAACTATTGGTAGCCCATACTATTTGACCATTAGCATTTAAGTTTGAACCAGCATGAAATCTATAAGTTGTAGTTGCACCATGCAAGGAGTTGTCTAGTTGAAGTGTAAAAAGTTCAATAATTGCAGAAGGGTTTATTTTTTGAACTTCACTAAATACAGGACCAGTACTCATGGTTCAAACACCTCTCTAAATACTGCCTGTATTGTGGCTCTATTTAAATATGGAATAGATTTAGACCACGACTCACACACAAACTCTGAAGAGCTAGATTCTCCTGGAGGAGTGAAAGTGAAACTATCACTATCGTTTGCTCTTGCATCAAGAAATGTTTCTATGGTATCCGCATCTGTTTCTGATACTTCAAAAGTAAAAGTAAAAATTTTTGGATTTTGATGTTCTGCTAATCCAAATAATATTCTATGTTCGTAACCATCAGCAAAACGAACTGTTCTAGTTTTTGGTGCGGAGTTTTTTCGCTGCCCGTATGTTGGAGTGATTGAGGGAAAGGTAGCCATTACGCAAGTAAACCTCCTGGTCTTTGCTGTTGTAATATTTCAGATTGTACTGCAACTGAAATAAGACGACCAAGTTCTCGACCTTGTGTTTCATCGCCTTCTACAGAAGATCCAGAAGCATCTACATTTACAACAACAGTAGTAGAACCACCAAGAGCATGATTTGGTGTGATTGTACCAGAAACTCCTGGTGTAAACATTTCAGGACCACGTTCTCCAACCATATAACTGCCTCCAGCCTTAACTGGACCTCCAGCAGCCCTGCCTCCAAAAAACTTACCAAACCCTCCAGGTAAACCTCCTAAAAATGAACTAACACCAAACTGTATAAGAGATCTTTGAATTTGTGCAAATACGCTGTTTGCTACTTCACCTAGAGTTTTAGTTCCTTGTATAGCACCTTCTATAGCATTAACCAATCCGCTTTCTATCGTTGATCCTATTTCTCGGTACAGTGATTCTACTTTTTCTAAGTGACTTATTTGTTGTAATTGTTTTTCTAAATCAGCATCACTCAACTCAGTTCCCTTTTCTCTAAAATCGGCTATTTTTTTCTCAAGTTCTGCTCTTTCTCTACCTACTTCTAATGATCTATTAAGTAAGGCTATACGCTGTTTTAAATTTTCTGCAATAGTTGGATCGGTTGATGTAGTAAATGCACTTCCAGTGCCTCCAAGCCCTTCACCTATAGCTGTATCTAAAATATTTGACATACCTTTATTTGTTAACATACCTTGTACCATTTCTGTCTTTCCGCCTCTTAAATTTTTCTTTTTAAAACCCCTTTCCTCAGTAACTATTTCATTAAATCTTGTTAAATCAGCACCACTAAGACTTTCTTGAAAATTTTTAAATCTTTGGGGTATTGTAAAACCTGATAAAACTTTGTTAAGTGCTTTTATAGCTGGAAGTACAACAATAGATAGTACACTTTGTAAAGATGCCCCTAATTGTCCAAAAGTTCTTGCTAATTCCTTAGACGCTTTTCCTACAGCTTGTACTCTTTGCAACCCATCTTTTCCGAGAGCTATAGTTAATTCTTGGGTAAGTAACTTAGCTAATTCTTCTTGTTTACCTAATTTCTTAAGTGCTTCTGCTCTTTTTTCAGTTGCTTCACTACTAAATAGTGATTTTTCTGTAACAGTAGCTAACGCTCCATCTACATCTTGTAATCCTTTTCCAAACTCTATAACACCGTTTACAGCATTAGTTATTTGTTGGAGTGCTGCTGTGGCTGCAATACCTCCTGCAAAACCACCCATTTGTCCGAACATTCCACCGATACCACCGCCAAGACCGCCAGCCAGTGCTCCTAATGGTCCTTGACCAAACAGTAATGGGAAGCCTCCACTTATTAGTGCACTTTGAGTATCAAACCTTCTAAGTAAGTTTGCTCTTGTATTTGGACTAGACCCTGCTGGACCCCGCAATAGTTTTCCAGTTCTCTTATCAAAGTTAAGACCCACACTAGTTGGACCCATTGCTGGACCCTGCATAGGTTGTTGTGGTCCGTACTGGGCTGCTGTAAATCCAGTGCTTCCTCCTGCCAGTATTCGGCTTTTTAAAGCTACCTGTTTTGCTAATTGTTTGGTAGTTTCTTGTTCTGCTTTTAATTCTTGTACTGCTAATTTTCTTTGAATTTCTGCTGCTTTAAATAACTTTTGATTGTCTAAAACAGCAGCCCTTCTTATATGTGCTCTTGCTTTATCTACCTTTAGTCCTTGCTCTTCTTGCTTCTGTATTAAGTCTCCTATCTTACGAGTTTGAATCATAGATGCCCGTTGAGCATCTTGCATCTTTAGTTTCTTTTCTTCTAATTTCTGTGTCTGGGCAGATATTTTTAGTGGCTGTGCTAAGTTCCTTCTAAAATCCGATACTCTTTTTTCGAGTCCTTTTAACTTGGCCTCTACTTTTGAGGTATCTAAGGTTATATTTACGCTGTAATTTGAACCAGCCACCAAAAAATTAATCAGATACTAAAAGTTTAGCGTACCTTACGCATTTGAGCTTGTTTTCGTGCGTCATCGTATGCTTTTTTCTCTTGTTCGGCT